AAGTTTCTGCAGCATAAGATAAGTAGTCATCAACCTTCTCGGCTAATTCTGTTTTGACCTTCTCTACTTCTTCCTGTAGAGTAGATTCAAATGCTTCTTGCAACGCTTTTACTTCGCTGTTCACTTTTTCTGTGACCACTGCCTCGAAGATAGTTATTGCTTTTGCTCTGAATTCTTCTGATAATTCTTCACCAGAGACAAGAGCGTCAACATCTTGACTAAAGTCGTACTTGGTTTCAGTGATTGCTTCTTCTTCACTTTCTGCGTCCTCCATTTTAGCGGATGCTGAACTAGGTTTAGTAGATAAGGATTTAGAACCTTCATGCTTTACTGCACCTGCAGCAGACGCACCTGCGTTCTTAGTACCTTTTGCACCTTCTTCTGAATCAGTATTAACATCGATAACTTTTGCAGCACCACCTTTCGATGTATCGATTGGCATGCCAGGTTTAGCGTCTTTGTTAACCGCAGTTTTAGATTGGGTAGTGCCTTCGGTCACTTTTTCCATATCATCAAGATTTTTTTCGAGGGTCTCAGCCATTGTTTGAACTCCGTTTTGCTTTAAGCGTTGTCTGTATTTATTTATAAATCATAAACTCTTCAAAAACTGTTCAAACGCGGAGACTTTGCGTTCTTGTAAGTTAATGAGGGTTGCTTGATCTATTTCTTGCTTGATTTGAGCAACTGCAGACTCTTTAAGTATGCCATTATCCCAAATCCACTCCTTTCCTTCCATGATACCATCCACAAATGCGTCAGGTGCTGAAGGATCTGCTACTATATCAGCAGCAGTAGCGAGCATAAAGTCATCCATAACAACATTACAGTTCTCTTCCTTACGGATTGAACCCATGCCACGGGATGATACTCCTAATTTTACGCCCTCGTCTAGCAATGACTTGGCGATTTTACCTGATGGTGTATCAAGTAATTTTGCTCTACCAATAAAGTTATTACCCTCTTCTTTCAAAGAAAGTATTTTGTGTGACACACGATCCAAGTTAATGGATGGTCCGTCAGGATGACCTAGTTCTCCAAGGGCACGCCCTTTTTGAATGTAGTTCTCGCTATATTTAGTGACTTCATTTTGTAAAGTCTTAAATGGATACATTCTGTTGTTACGGTTTTTTAGTTCCGCTTGCAAGAATACCCCTTCAATGAAGTAACTCTTCTTGCCATCTTTCTCTTCAGCGAGAAAGTCAACAGTTGTAATTTCTTCAGCGATCAGTCTCATCATTCGGTACCTCTATTGGTTCTTGTTCGGCAGAAGGTGGATCAATAGATGAAGGTGCTGTGTCAACAGGTTCATCTTCTGGAGTTTCTACATTACCTTGAGTTGGTTCTGCAGGTTCTTCAGTACCGTCAGGTAGTTTATCTGCAATTTCATCTGCAGCATCCTGTGCGGTATCATCCAATTCAAATCCCATAGTTTTAGCAAACTCAACTTTCCTTGCTTGGATCGCATCGTATGCTTTTGCTGCTAAAGCATCTTGAACTGAATCAACTGCTTTTGCTTTATCGTCGCCAAAGATCTGATCAACGATTTGTTTTGCTTGGTCACTTGCCATAATAACTCCTACTGTATACTATTTAGCATTTAGATCTCCCCTCTGCGTGCGTCGCTAGGGTCAACCTGCGGAGCATCACCATTTGGTGCTGCTTCTACCCCTTCTGGAGGGGCCGCGTTAGGATCCATAGATGGATCCATTTCTGCTGATGGATCAGGTATAACACCAGATTCAAGTTCAGATTCAATTTGTTTGTCAATGTCGGCAATCTCGTGTGCAGTTTGTTTGAGGACCTGAGTTCTGATATACTCCACTGAGAAGTATTTACCAACATAAGGGTCCATTACATTAACTTGATTCATCCTTTCGTTACGGATCTCAATCTCCTTGAGTTCTGTAAAGTAGTTGTCAGCAATGTAATCATATTGGATATGTTCTTTCATATCCTCCCACTCTTCAAGTGATATAACACCTTTTAGAATGAGTTGTGTCTTTAAAAGATCATGGAATAGTTCACTAAATCTCTTGCGGAGACGTGAAATAAACTTCTGAAACTTAACTTCATCTCTAGTTATTTCCGCAGCACGACCTATGTTAAAGGTAGTTTCTGTTTCTAACCTTGAGGATGGAACGTTGAGTGCCTTGTAAAGTTTCTTCTGGAAGTATTTGACGTCCTCAAGTTCTCCAAGATTTTGTCCACCTGGGAGCGTAGTGATTTCAGTGCCTCGTCCCCCTTCTCGTCTGGGTAACCAGAAGTCTTCGAGCATTGACATGAACTTCTTGTCATCTTTAATTTCTCCTGTGTTTGCATCATACACTAACTTGTTACGGTATCTACCCATAACTTCACGAAGGTATTGCTCCGCTTTGTTCTTAGGTAAGTTACCAACATCAATGTAAAATATTCTACGTTCTGGAGCTCTTGATAATCTATAGATTACCAAAGAGTCTTCAATCATACGCAGTTGGTTAACTGCCTTGATTGCTTTGTGTAGGTGCGATAGCACCATGTTTTTATTGAGATCCTGTATACCAGAATGACAATATGAAATAGAATCAGGTGCAATTTTAATACCCTGATTACTAGCATTCTTCAATCCTTTTGCATTGTATAGGTAATACGATGCAGAAGATGTCATTAATTGTTGGTTAAGATCTACTTTGCCTTGAAGTTGTTGAGGTTTTTTTGCCTCATACTCCGTAACCTTTCTGATCTTACGAGGGTCAATATATCTTATTTCGTTTAAACCTGCCTTGGGGTTAGCGGGATCGATTACTTTATGATAATAAAGTCTACCATCAACATACCAACGACGGAAGATTTCATACGATCTATTGTCAAAGTCGAGAAGACGGAGTATTTCATCAAACTCCTCTCGCATTAACTTTTTAATTTTATCTGATACTCTGAGATTTGATAACTCTAGTTCGACTGGTACGTCGTCAAAGTTACCACATATCGTTTCATTAACGACATCATCTACAGCACTATCACATTCTGGTTGGAGAACCATCTCTCTATAACGAGTGATAAGTTCATATTCATTACGAATAGTCCCATCCATATCAATTGAGTACCCATAGTACCCGCCCCCAACGATAGGTTGAGAGCCATCCATACTATCCTTTTGAACAAAAGAAGGTCCCTTAGGAACCTTCTTTGCTCTCTGGAGTGAAAATCCGAAGAGTTGAGACATTTAATTTACTAGTCTGTTATTAGTCCTACCTTATTTAGGCACTTTGTGGAAACTTATTTTCCAGGTCCTCTGAGAGCAACTTCCCAGTATTGTACTTGCATCTCTACAGTGAACTCTTCGATTGCATCATTGCTTCCGAAGTCTAGGTCAATAGCGGAGATATTTGTTGGGAATACATCAACAAATCTGTATGCTCTTAGTGGTGCATGTGGTGTACCTGACGCACTCTGACTTGTACCACCTGCACTTGGTGTTACTTTACCATTACTGTTTCTATCTAACTGTGTAACAAACATGTCAGCAAAATAGTTGTTGATGTTAATACCAGATGTAGTGACGTTCTGACTGTATGCTTGGATAGATTCAGTCCACTTCTCAAACCCATCTCTTAGTTTGAAGTTCTTGTCGTTCATTATAGTGATTGTCCAAGGTTCAAAGGTGCGGTCTCCTGCAATCTTTAAAACTCTTCCTCTATAAGGAACTTCAACTGTACCTAACTGTGTTGCAGGAAGGTTCGCTGCTTTCACTGTAAACTTACCCAGTTCTGTTAGAGTAGTTCCGTTGGCAACAGTCGCTTCTGGGAAGTTCAAAGTACACTCAAACAGATTAGGTCTTGCGAAATCTGTAGCGACCTTTGATTTAAATTCTGAAATACTTGACATGTTAAAATCTCAATAAAATACGCCTTGTCCTATTATTTAGAACAAAGCGTATTTTCAGAGCTTATTTTCTCTTATTAGTTAGCAACTTCCGTGAACGCGACACCTGTACGAGTAGCGACGAAGGTTAGAGTAATGTAGTTAATAGTCCTTGTTGGTTTAACATAGATCTCTGCATTGAACTCTCCTCTGTCTACTGACTCAGGTGGGTTATTGCTTTCATCACACTTGACTAAGAAGTCTGTAACTCCTCTACGTCCTTGTACATCACGGAGATATGGTTCGACAATGTTAAGGAAGAATCCTCTTTGTGTCTCATCATTCTGCTCGAATAGTTGTGACTTAGCAGCACCAGAGATTACTCTCTCGATTGTTAGGAATAGACGTCTTACATTGATTCTATCAAATGCAGATGCAAATCCTTGAGCTGTCTTATCACCGAATAGTACGATACCTTGACCTGGGAATGAAACAACTGGGTTGATTCTAGCAGAGTATAGTCTATCACGCTGTGTCTTGTTAGGTGTGTATGCTAGTTTGATAGCGTTTCTAACAATTCCTCTTTGGAATCCTGCAGGTGAGAACCATGGTTCTGCAACTTCAGTTGTTTGTAAACATAGACCTGCTATGTCACCGTTACATGGAACGTATCTGTATACATCATTGTACTTGTCATAGATGTATTTGTATCCAGAATCAAATACGATGTAAGAACTTGAAGGTAACTGATCAAAGAATGAGATTAGATTATCTGTCTGTGTTGCTGCACTTGATACACCGATTAAGTTTCCTCTTCTTGGTGATACAAATAACATACAGTCTCTTCTCTCATCTACGATTGCTGCTAGTGCAGTAATCTTAGCAAGTGCTGCTGCATCGTCTGCACCAGATGGACCAGTTAGAAT